TTCAACCAATCCTCCCACTCCCAATATGGAACGTATTCCTGTATCATATCATTCCCATTATTGCCTCGACTGCATCATAATTGCTGTCTGATGTTCGGCACGTTTCAACTATCTTTTTTGCTAAAAACTTCCTCCATTCACTCTTGGGATAATGTCCGTTCTCATCATGGACCTCATCGCCAGAAACAGGAGGATTAAAAATAGAAATCAATACCGTATTTTCAACAGCCTCAAATGTGTGATCATCTTTTTGAAGGGCATACAGTGTATCGGGGAATATCTCATACTTATTGCCCGTTGCAATCTCTGTCAATATACCATAACCAGAAACGCAGTAACACGCCTCCACATGATGAGGATAATACCAATGATGCGGGCCACCTTTTGGAATAATAGTTTTATGTACCGAGAAACCCATTCCATCTGATTCAATCAAAAATCTTACGCTTCTGCACCCCGTTGGGTAAACGTCCCTGTCAGTGCCTACAATGTTTTTCAAATCTATTACTTTCATATGTTTTGATATTTAGCTTGGATTTCTTTTTGCCTTTTCTGTTGCTCCTGAGTTGGAGCTAATCCTAGATATTTGCACGTATGATCGTTTTTAAGTATCGTAATTGCAAACCGTTTCCATGATGCCACTTCGCTGTTATGGCTGGATAAGCAATCAAGGTGATCGGGAAAGCCCTGTATTCTAACCCTGTCCTTATCCTTCCTTCCGTGTCGCGTCTTACCGTTTATTCTGAACGGAATACTGGCCTCTTTAAGCTCGTTTATTGTCTTTTCATCTAATCCGCGCCCCACTCTACCCCAATATTTAAGGGACTGAATGAAGCGCGTCCTAAAATTTTCAGCTACTTCTTTTGGTAATGTGTTTAGCAGAAACTTAGTGAAGGATCTCCATGTATGCCCCGCTGGTAATTTAAATGAATTGTAATTTAACTGCTTGCCGTATGTCGCCATGAAATTAGCACCGCTAACCCTAGCGCACAACCTCGACCATACACCAGGATCAATAACCCGGTACATATTCAGGCTTGATTTACTCTCGCTCATAAACGGGCTGGCAACCCTCATCTGTGCAATGGTCATACCTGACATATAGAATATATCATACAGCTTATTATACTTCCATTCGTATTTAGCGTTAGCCGTCCAAATATCCTCCGTTCTCCAATCATAAATAGGGTAGACATTATACACATGATCCATATTTTTCTTAGTCCAGCACTCACCGTCAAGCATCTCCTTTCGCTCATTCATTATAGCCCTGAACCTGTTAAGACTTTCATCTGATCGAATCCCTATCATACAGGCTGTACGCTTACCCTGGCTGTACCACTCCCCGAACTGATCCCAGAATTTATCATAGCTCATATCCTCTTCAAAGAACGGGTATTTATGATTCTCCCAATTTACAATATAATCATCCGTCGGCATTGGCTTTATCCATCTGTCTTTATCCCTGTTGCCCCAGCACTGCCAATCAACAGCGTACGAGCTAACTGTTGCGGGAAGCGTTATAGGCAGACAGCACCAATGAACATCAAGCAGATCCAAGTTCTCACGGATAATGTCATGCATGAAATCTAACGAGTGAGTATAGTTCGCCTCGTTATCCATTGTCATTAGCCCGATCTTTTCGGTGATACCGTTATCCCTCATGTATTTCAATGTGAGATTAAGCATCACGCCCGAATCCTTACCGCCTGAGAATGACAGGTAGATCCTTTCAAAGTTTTTAAAGATAAACTCTATGCGCTCCATCGCTGCGTCATAGACATTTAAATCTGGGTTGTAATTTTTCATAATGCAATTTAAATCAAATATCCTTTAGAAACAATCTAAATACGGTTCTCCTGGTGTTCGACGTTCAATTTATACATAGCCTCAAAGTCATAACCGAAATGATGCAGGGTGTTAAGGCATACCGCCACCACATCCACCACCTCAGATATTGAAGCGGAGAACCGCCCGTCGTCATAAGCCTCATTAACCTCTAAAACCTCTTCGCTTAACTTGCCCAAAAAATCATTCATGTCCGTATCTGAATCAATTAACCCTCTTTTGCGGGTTGCTTCGTAATGTCTGTCGATTAGTTTTTTCATTCTTTCCCTATTTTAGATATGTGTTTTTTTAGACTGTCTGGCATGGGTGATCCTTGGGGTAGTGGTGGTGCGATGTATTCAGTCGTTTGCCTGGTTACTGTGTTCTGTGCTGAATTAGAGAACTTCAATTTACCATCTCCAAGATCCCTCCGAGCAAACCCCCGAACAGTAGCAACCCAATCAGTTCTCATGTTGCTACCTGAATCACTCCAATCTAAAGCAGCGTTAAAATAATGCCTTGCATCTGCTTTGGTTAAATCAGTGGTTTTATCAAATGCATCCTTAATGTTTTGAATTGTTACATTTGAATTTTTCATTAAACACTTTTTGCTATTATCCTTATCTTTATATTTATCTTTATTATTATCTTTATAGCTAGGCTTTTGCTTTAGCTTTGCTTTAGCATTGCTAGACTTTTGCTTACCGCCCCTACGCCCCGCGTCCTGTCTGGCTTTCCGCTTCTCTGACAACATATCATATTGCTCATTTAAGAACTCAATTACAACATTATCACCATCAAATTTAATTATTTCAGAATCGTATAATTCGGTTAGGTATGTCTTTAGTAAAAACTTCTTTTCTAGCATTGCTTTAGTAACGCTACAATCCTTAAACCAATACCACGCACACACATCAATAAACAATCCACGTGTGTGCATAGCCTCCATGCTTATATCACCGTTTAGCCATTCAGCCACAGTGAATCTGAAATAAGGTAATTCACTCGCCATTATAAAAAGAAACCAGGGTTAAGGTGTTCAATACGGTAACGATCAAGACACCGCTCTGCTCATTTCTGATGCAGACACCTTTCCCCGGAAATTTTATTAATGTTATCATTTGATCGTATTTTGTTATTGAAGCCGCAATATAAGAAATTAATTAACCAATGTCAAGTGTTTGGGCTAAAAGTTTCAATATATCGCTTATTTAGAATCATTATAAGTAATATACTTTAGTTTGGATTAATACCAAGGTTTTTTAATCTCAATAGGTATGAATAGAATATAGATTATGAAGTAGCTTTTCCATCCGATATGAACACCCAAGAAACAAGAGTCAAGCCTACCGACCTCAACATCAAGGATTGACAACGTTAGTCCATTATAGCAATTCCATTCTACATTGATAATGGTAATTTTATGTATCGGTGGATAGTCTTTCATATCATTTAGTTTTATAGTTCATTCTCTCCTTAGCCAAATACTGATCAATAGCAGTCGGGGGTTCTGAGTATACATCGGTATCACAATATCCCTCCTTTAACAAAAAGTCAAGGAATTGCTTTAGATGAATTTTCGTTTCTTCTGTCATTAATTGTTTATCGTCATCAAGTGATTTCCCGCACGATCTTGTGAATAATCTCCCACATCTTGTACACCAAGTTACCCCGAATTTATTATCTCTGCGCCTGTGTAATATTTTCCCATCTTCACAGTCTTTCATTGCTTTAATTGTTTATCGTGAATAGCTTGTAAATAGTCCTGATCTAGCTTGCAGTCGTGTGCCTTGAAGTGGCACAGACGGCACAAAGCCATAAGATTGGAAATAGAGTTATCACCGCCACGAGAGCGATAAATGATGTGATGGATGTCCACCGCGGGTTGTCTTTGGCAGCTCTCACAGGGAATATATTCTTGTTCTCCATAGTCGAAATGTTTAAGGTAGATTTTAACGTGTTTTTTCATTACCCGTATCGGTTTTGCATAACTTCAGCCCGTTCAATCTCACGGGCGAAATAATCCCAGTTATCGCCCATCTCATCTGATGAGGGTAAATAATAACCACCATGAGCCGACCAAGTTCTGAACTTGTCAATGAAGATAGTCAACTCTTTGGTGTCCATCTTAGAGGTTTCATCCACCTCGATCACCCCATCAATAGGATTAGAGTGAGTATAACCCAGCACCCTTTTAATGGCGTTCTTAGCGTCTAAAACAGTATTGCCATACTCACTAGCCCACAAAGTAAATAGCTTGTGTACGTAGCTGTTTTGCTTAATAGTGCGCTTTGCCGGAATCTTCTTTAACTCGATCTTAGCGTTATCCGCTTTGAGCTTGTCAAAGTAAACCTGAGCTTTTTGCAGGTCGGGAGATATGTTCAGGTCGAGAATCAAAACGGTGGCTCAAAATCTTTATTGCTTCCCTCGGTGGATATATTGTCCTCCGGTGGGGGTGCATTGTCCCGCTTTACAATGATCTTAGCATTGCCCAGGATCTCACCACGGATGCCCTGCTCGCGCTCTTCCTTCGATACGGACTGGACTACCATGTAGTCGTTGCCGTACTGGTTATCAGGAGTCTCGATTAATACAGCATCGAGATACAACCCTTTAGCCCCCTTATAGAGCTTTTCTTTTTTAATTTTTGATACATCAATAGAAATAGATATCATAGCTTATAGTTTAATAAATTATACAATCGTATTTTACTTTCTCAAATTCATCGGAAGGCTTCACATCACAGAACT